TAATAGAAAGAAAAATCCAAGATAAGTTTGGAGGAACTTCAAATTCTGGCAAGTTCATTCTTGCTTTCAACGATGACCCTGATCGTAAAGCCGATATAGAGCCTATACACTTACCTGATGCCCACGCGCAGTACCAGTTTTTAGCAGATGAAGCGAGGGAAAAAATAATGTTAGGTCACAGAATTGTTTCTCCAATATTACTTGGGATAAAAGACAATACAGGATTTGGTAATAACGCAGAAGAGCTTAGAACAGCTTCAATACTTATGGACAACATAGTTATCCGACCATTTCAACAAACACTCTTAGAAGCGTTTAAAACGGTCCTAGAGTTCAATAAAATTGATCTTAACTTATACTTTGTTACTTTACAACCAATAGAGTTTACTGAATTAGATAACATTCAGACAAAGATTAAGAGGGAAGAAGAAACTGGTGAGAAATTATCAGCGATAGATAAAATCAAAAACATATTTAAAACTAAAGAAGATGAAGGCACTGTTCGTAACGACAAATGATTTAAGGCGTAAGTCTATTATCGGTGGAGCAGTAGATGCCGATAAATTTATACAGTTTATAGAAGTAGCTCAAGATATACATATACAAAATTATCTAGGTACTAAATTGTACACTAAAATAGAGGGACTAATTACTGGTGGCACAATAGATGCAAATGTCAATGCTAATTATAAAATATTACTAAATACATATCTAACACCAATGTTGATATGGTTTGCTCAAAGTGATTATTATATGTTTGCATCGTATCAGGTTTCTAATGGTGGTGTTTTTAGACATCGAAGCGAGTCTTCAGAGACTCCTTCGATGCAAGAGATTAAATCACTTGTTGATAGCTCAAGAGATAAAGCTGAATTTTATACAAGAAGATTTTTAGATTACATAGATAGAAACAGTACATTGTTTCCAGAATATAATGAAGCTAATGATGATGGTATGTATCCTGATAAAAATGAGAATTTTAACAGTTGGGTTCTATGAAAAAAATGACATACAAGCCTAAAGAAAAAAATATCGTTAAACTTAAAACGTTTATTGAAAAGGTTCTGCCAAAACAAAACGTTACTAAAAAAATATAAATATGGGTACTACTCTAACGGGAACTTTTATAAGTCAAACATTTGATGCCTTACTAAAAGTAACAGACAACGATAATTTAACAGCAACACCTAAAAGAATTACAGATGGTCTTGGTAACGACACGCCTTTATTTATTTCTACTGCTAGGATTGGTATTGGTGTTTCACCTACTACTGATTTTCAGGTTTCTGGTAATTCACAATTAGGCGGTAATTTAACTGTTACAGGTAACTTAGTTGTACAGGGTACTACAACTACAGTTGACACAGATACATTGTCTGTAAAAGATCCGTTAATTATTGTAGGATCAGATAACACTTCTAGTGACGCGGTTGATTTAGGTTTTTATGGAGTGTATGATACTTGCGGAACCTTAGACTTGTATGCTGGTTTATTTAGAGATGCAAGTGATGCTAAATTTCATTTATTTAGAGATTTACAAGTCGAACCTACAACTACAGTAAACAAAAGTGCAACTGGTTATACAGTTGCTACTTTGGTAAGTAATCTTGAAGGTAATGTAATTGGTAATGTAACAGGTAATGTTTCAGGTTCAGCAGCAACGGTAACAGGTGCAGCTCAAACTGCTATTACATCAGTTGGAACATTAACAGCTTTACAAGTTGATAATATAAATATAAATGGAAATACTATTTCTAGTACCGCAGGTACAGATTTAAACATTACTCCTTTAACAGGTCAGCAAATTGTGTTGGACGGAACTATTGTCGTTGATGCGGGTGTGGTTACTGGTGCAACCTCTATAACATCTACAGCTTTTGTAGGTGCTTTAACAGGTAATGTAACAGGTAATGTAAGCGGAAGTTCTGGCTCAACAACAGGTAATGCTGCTACAGCTACTGCTTTACAAAATGCAAGAACAATAGGGGGTGTATCTTTTGATGGTACTAGTAATATAGATTTACCAGGTGTAAATACAGCAGGAAATCAAAATACAAGCGGGAATGCAGCAACAGCTACAAAAATAGCAAGTATTACAAACAGTAATATTGTTCAACTTACATCGTCTCAAACACTAACAAATAAAACAATAGATTTAGACAACAATACAGTTTCTAATATAGAAGTTGACAATTTAAAAAGTGGTGTTTTAGATACAGATTTAAGTTCAGTATCTGGTTCTGACGATACATTAGCTTCTGCAAAAGCAATTAAAAGTTATGTAGACACACAAATAACATCAGAAGATTTAGATATTGCTGGTGATAGTGGAACAGGATCAATTGATTTAGATTCACAAACATTTACAATTGCTGGTGGGACAAATGTAACAACATCTGTAAGCGGACAAACAGTTACAATAAACGCAACAGGTTCTATTGATGGTAGCGGTACTGCTAATGATGTTGTTATGTGGCAAGATAGTAACACACTAACAGATGCTCCTATTGCTATTTCTGGTAACAACGCAACTTTTGCAGGAAGTGTAACAAGTACAGAAGTTAAAGTAGTCAATAGCACTGCTACATCTACATTATATGCTGAATCTGATACTTTAGCATTATTACAACTTAAAGATGATGGTTTAGGTAAAAATTACAATATTGAAATAGGTCGAAGCTCTACGGCAGGAGATTTAACTTTTAGGTCAAGTGATGGCGAAAAGGTTAGATTTACAGAAGCAGGAAATGTAGGAATAGGGACAACATCACCTACTACCGCAAAATTAGTTGTTGCTGGTGCCGCAAATACATATACTTTAAGATTAGATGGTGATACAACAACTGGTCAAAGTTTTGGCGTTAGAGTAAGATCTGGTACTAATAGTTCAGATAAATCTTTGCTTGTTGAAAATACAAGCGCAAGTGAATTATTCTCAATAAGAGGAGATGGACTAGCAACTTTTGCAAATCAAATTATAGCATCAGATAGTATAAAATTTACAGGTAATGTTTCTACACCAACAGGTAATACTATTTTTAGACCTGCAAGTAATACATTAGCTTTCGGTACAGCTTCAACAGAAAGAATGCGCATAGACAGTTCAGGTCGAGTAGGTATTGGAACAACTTCGCCCGCTGCTCCTTTGCAAGTTGTAGCAACAGGTATTGGTGCAAATGGGACAATAGGAATACAAGGCGCAAATGCTCATTTAGGATTTAAAAATAGTAGTGGAACATTCAGAAGCTGGGTTGGACATTTCGATGCGACAGGGCACGGAAGTGATGCAGATTTAAATTTAAAAACAGGATATGGCTCAACAGGTAATATAAGATTTAGTGCAGATGGCGACACGACCGCTGCTCAAATGTTTTTACAAGGTTCAACAGGTAATTTAGGTATCGGAACAACCTCGCCTGCTAATAGGTTGTTTGTAACAGCTAGTACAGCAGGAGATTATGCAGGTTTTATTGAAAATACTAATAGTACAAATGGATTTGGTTTACTTGCAAGAACAGCAAACACTGGAACTTCATCTTATGCTTTTGCAGCAAGAGCTGGTTCTAGTGATATTTTTGTAGTAAGAGGAGATGGTCGAGTAGGAATTGGAACGACATCGCCTAGTTATAAATTAGATGTTGTTGGCTCTATAAAAGCAAGCGTTCAAGGTAGGTTTGCTAGTGGCTCTGCTTCAACGCCATCATATTCATTTGACGCGGATTCTGATTCTGGTATGTATAGAGCAACTACGAATGTTTTAGGATTTTCAACAGCAGGAACAGAAAGAATGAGAATTGATAGTTCTGGAAATGTAGGAATCGGAGGAACAGCAGCGGATGGTTATAGGTTACAAGTAACAGGTAATAGTCAAGATAGCACGACAATTAGTATGACTTATCTTGGTGTAGGTGCAGGAGCATTAAAAATGACTTCAAATGGAGCAATGGCTTTTGGAGTAGATAATGCAGATGGTAGCACAGAAAGAATGCGTATTGATAGTTCTGGAAATCTAGGTATAGGAACAACTTCCCCACAAAGAAAATTACATTTACACGAAGATTCAAGTGGTAATAGTTTAATGTCTTTTACAAATACAACAACTGGCTCAAGTTCAACTAATGGGCTTTTACTTGGTTTAGATTCATCTGAAAACTTTTTAATATCATCTTATTATAGCGGTACAAATATTATTCTGAAAACTCAAAATACAGAAAGAATGCGAATTAGTACTGGAGGTAATGTCGGAATAGGAACAACAGTTCCCTCAAGTGATCTACATATTTTAGGTATTTCTAACGATACAGTATCTCAAGCAAACGCAAATCTAAATGTAGAGGGACAAGGTGGAAATGGTATAGTTGTAGGAACTATTGCTTCATCACCTTTTTCAACATATATTCA